TATACATCTTCGACTTCTGATCATCCGTAAGAGTGTCATCTTCGTATATCGCGAGATTGATCTCTAGTGACTTCTGACAGTCAATGACAACTCCGCAGTCTACTCCAGCTTCTCGATTCAGGAATCTGTTGTAATCAGGCAGAGTAACGAGACTGTCCCAAGTGTTGATCTGGTTTCGGCTGTTTTGGTATGCTTCTTTTGCAGTTTCTGGACTAGCACCTGTAACAGTATACGTATTAGGAAGTTCTACTGTATTGGAAAGATTGCTGATTGAGATATCTCCGCTAGTAGTATCAAAGCTAGAATCTTTTGCAAGAAGCAGATTAGTGAGTACATCTTCACCGACACAGCCAATTACACCTGAACAGTCTATCCAGTAGATGCAGAGCCAGTTACTATCATAGTTGTCAAGCTGATTCAAGTAGTTACTGATTGTAATCTCTGCGTTTGAGTAATTGTCGTATGTTACTGCAAATCGAGGCTCAGGAGTTGTAAAGTCAGCAGTAGTCTCACACTGAATCCATTGAGTAGAAAGATATGCATCATCAGACGGATTCGCCTTAGCCATGATCCAGACACAAGTAGTATCAATGTGCTGAGATGGTAAAGTAACCTTGTAGTTATTCGCCTTTATCTGTTCAACTGATACTGAGTAGTATCTCAGCTCACCTTCTACTGCAATACGGGTACAGCTCTCTCCAGGTTTGAGAGTAACTTTATCAGTATCAGTAAAGATGTCAAGATTCGTTGTCAAGATCTCTCTCGTGCTTCTAGACTCAGTAGCACCATAGCTATTCGTCATCGGAAGAATGTTGTATGTAATCGTACGAGCCTGATTAGTTATGTCTGTATACGCGTTGAGCGTTGACCAGTTACTCCCGTTGAATCCGAAGTCAATTGAGATATCAGTATCTTCTGTTGTATTCGTGAAAGTGACTTCTGTTGTTGCAGCTGTGTACCATCCGAGAGTGTACCCAATCAACGCAAAGATCTTCTCTGCGTCTTTTCTCTGCTTAACAGATGGCGCATACATTTCAGTTGCAAGCCAGTCTAAGTTAACTCCCAATACGTCACCAACACTTGCGATGTATTTTCCAAGTACCACACCAGGATCTGCATCAGATTCTGGATTCCAGAGGTCTGTGAGAGTAGGCACGAGTGCCCAGAACTCTTCGATGAGAGCATTGTAATCTCGAGAAGTATACTTTATGAGACCTCTGCTATAGTCTTCTCGAGTCTTTGTATAGCTACTCTTTTCAGCCATAGTCTTTTACTTTACCTCCTAAAATCATACTGTCTTGTTGTTTGGATCAATTGTGACTGTATCGCCATATATTGTCTCAACAGACAGAGTCATTTCTAGTTCATTGTATTTCTGTACGCCACTACTGTTGGGCTTACCAGTAAACATGAGACCATCTGCATACTTAGTATTTGCAGCATTCACACAAGGTTCATGAATTGCTAACTGTTCTGCGAAACGATCTCGAATCTCTGCTTTTACATTTTCATTGTTGTATCGGAACATGTATCTCTTGAGACCTACTCCTTGTTCAGGTTCATTGTAGATCTCTGTAGGCTCAGTAAGAAGAAGCAATCGGCATCTACTCGTGATGGAACGATTATCTTCATACACCGCTACGCTATTCTGAGATACGTTGAAAAGATTTGGCCAAGCCAATGATGTTGTATTCGCCATTTGTTGTACCTCCTCACGGTTTGAAGTAGTTACTGATCACACGAATGGTAATCTCTTTCTATATAGATATAAGAGGTTGAGATGAATTACTGAGTTTCTGAACCATATGAAGCACCCGTGAAACCAATCACCAGGAAACCATTGTCCTCAATGAGTGCTACTACTTCACCGTCTGTGGGGCTATGATCTAACAGCAGTGACGGATACCAGGGAAGATCTTCGTCTTTTACATAATTTTGAATTGTCTTGCCTTTTGCATCTGACTGTTTGTAAGGTCCGTGAATCGATGGAATCCTCACTTGCACACTGCTGGATTTGTCTTTGCTGTATTTGACTGCTTTTGCATAACCATATACTATCGTCATTCTTTTCTCACCTCTCTAGTTATCCAACCAGGAACCGTAGTTCTCTACTTTACACACTTTCTTACCTGCCCAATCGCCTATGCCCTTGAAGGTAGATGTAGTATTCACTGTATCTTGGCCTGTATACACATACCATTCGCATGGGCTTACATCGTTTCCTTTTACATGCCCATATCGACTAGTAGCATCAGACCCTTTAATGTCTACGAGTACCGCGGTAAAAGAAGTACCATCAGTACAAGTCACTTTGACGAGATCGCCACAATCTCCAAAGGTCTCCTTCATCGCGATAGTGAGATGACCTCCGAGTGTTCCGATGTTTCTACTGTCATGCGGTTGACCATTGTCAATCCAGACCTTAGCTACTTTGCCTTGAGTCCATCCGAGTTTATGACACCAGTACGAATAAGAAGTGCAATCATCTTTATTATGAAGATACGTTCGCACGTTATCTGGTATCGTGATGGTCTTCTTAACTGATAACGATTTTCCTGATCGTCCAGCTAAATCACCGCTAGTGCCACCGATAGTAGTATCAGAAGAACTATCTACTGTTATTGCACCAGATGTAGATACTCCGAAAACATCTGCGAGATTTTGCAGCATTGAAGTGTAGTTGATAATCGAGACTTTCAGCTTGCTCTTCTGCAAGCTGTATTTGTAATCGTCGTCTAGATAACTGTATTCTCTGACGATTCCATCTTCTCTCGTGTAAGAGGATGTGTACAGTACACCAGTAGTACCAGAACTATTCGTCGCGGTAGCTTGCCAGTTGGTGTCGGAAGTAGCAGATACACCATCACCAACATTTATGCACGCATGATGATTCGGAATGACGAGAATATCTCCTGCAAGCAGATACTGATCGCTTGTCAAGTACTTCCGGTCTGTGAGACATCCGAATCCAGCTGATACGAGGGCATCTTTTAGACCTCCTGTAGCATGCTTAGAGAAGCTCGACAGTTTAGAATCATTGCAGAGATGACCTGCTGCATTCACGATGTAGGAAGTAGAACCTGAACAATCTGATCCGCATTTGTTAGTGATTCTTGAAGGTTCATAACCAACTTTCGCTAGCTCAGTTCCCATCGAAGATCCACCCCATATGTATCCGATGTTGTCGTTATTAGCTGCATCTATAGCAAGGCGAGCGATAGTAGCTCTTATCGTCGCATCGGGATGACGAAGGCAATACACCCAATAGCCCGCTGAATGCTTGTACCAAGGCTTGACAGCGTACTCTTTTCCTGAAGAATCCCCTGGTTTACCGTCATAGTCCTTTCCGCAGTTTGATACCATCTCGTCATCTCCTTTCTATACTTCTGTTATTTCACCGTCTAAGTGAGGATTCACTTGGAAGAATTGTGGTGTAATGAGCTGTGATACTTGATCGTACTGATTGTCTGAAGTGAACATATTTTCATACCAGAGCAAAAACTTATCCTGGTACTTGTCCCAATCAATGAGATCTAACTCGTCCTTTGTGCAGTATAGCCCACAGCCCTGAGACAAGCCCCAATCTTCAAATCTCTCTAGATAGAGATCTAGTATCTCATGATTACGAGTCTTCTTCTGACTCTTCGGAAAGTCCAGCTTCAGCCATACGCCCATTCCTGGAGGATATTTTGAAATAGTATAGTAGAGTTGATTACATTCCTTCTTCGCTTCGTCTACTGTTCTAGATCTCACTATAGAATAGAGTGCAAATCTCAACTCTGCTTCATTGCAAGCTTTCACTTGTTTAGCAAGATTTGTATTCCGGTACGCGACCTCTTTGTGAGTTGACTTTGAGAAGAGGTGACCAGCTTTGAACATCATTCCGCATACTTGTAGTTCTTTCAACTTGTCGTAGTCTATCTTCGTAACACTAGGATCAACTGTTATGACATATGGGCTAAATTGAGTAATGTCTACTTGAAGAGTTCCAGTTGTACCATCTGTACTCACTGTTGATGCTGATATCTCGCTACCTGCAGCTGTACCATTCCACTCATAGGTAGTAGCACCAGAAGCAAGCAGACTGTTGACTTCACTCGCTATCGTACCCATGAGACCTTCCAGATAGCTTCCAGGACAGTCAGTAGCTTTGAACCACTTGTGAAGAGTCATGTTACCTGTAGTATCTCCTGTATAGTTCAGCTTCTCAATGCTGTTTCTTCTGCAGATGTCTGCACACAAAAGAACGAGTTTTGCCATTGCTTTGTCAGAGCTATGCCAAGGAGCAGTATTGGTATCGTCAGCTACCTCTATTGTAACAGCACGATGGTCATTTGATGGACTAGAAGAAGTATAAGCACGATCCTTCTCTTCAACGTACATACCTACTTTTCCATCTGAATCAACTCCATAGTTAGAGGAAGCTGCTCGAGTACCTGTGAAGCAATTACCGCAAGTCTCTGCGGTCAGCTTTCCTGCCATGTGATGAATTGTAATCGTATCAATCGCATGATTTCTAGGAGAGGTCTTGTGAGGTGATATCTTTGTATACTGTACAAGTGAACTGTTGCTCATCTCTCAATCTCTCCTTTCTATCTCTATATCAATATAGACGACGAATCTGCAACCATATGTTCAAAGGTCGGATACACAGTTCCGAAGTCAACTTTTCCTGTCGATATTACATTTGACGTAGGTGTCTCTACATATCCATATCCGGTCGTACTGTTTGCTACAGCTATGTTCTGAGATATAGCAGTCTGACTCGCAGTCGTCATCGTCAATCTCTCTAACTTGAGAGTAGTTACGAAAGTATTCGTTATCGTGTGACTCACGGCCATCACGTTGTAGATACCGCTCATAGGCGATAGTGTCCCACCAATCATGACAACGAGTGAAACTGGTTGAGCAAGATTGTATTTCTTCACATTGCCAGGTATCGTCACAGTAAAGGAACCACTAAACTGAGTCGCGAGT